AAGCAGTCTCAGAAATGGGGGAGTTAGCCGATGCTATTATTAAACGGGATAGACCTACTATTGTTGATAGCATTGGTGACGTGCTTGTTTGTCTTATTGTGGTGGGGGCTTTAGAAGACCTAGACCTAACGAGATGCCTTCAGGACGCTTACAACGAGATTAAAGACCGTAAGGGCTACCTCAATAAAGATGGAGTCTTCGTGAAGGATGAGTGACTCTATCAACCCTCAGCACTATCAAGATGGCGGTATCCAGACCATCGACTTTATCGAGGCTAAAGCCCTTAATTTCCACCTTGGGAATGTCGTTAAGTATGTCTCTAGGGCAGGTAAGAAAGGTGACAGGCTAGAGGATTTACTCAAGGCTCAATGGTACTTAAACCGTGAAATAGAAAGAATTTCCAATGGCTAGACCTCGGAAGAATCCAGACGATCCTAAGTGGAATGCTCAAAATATTGAACATAATGTGCATATAGAGCCAAATAATGCACATAAATTTAAACAAAAGCCAGATGAATGGATACTACTGTTTTCAGCAGCATTTGGCGGTCTGGTTTCAAGAGGCGGCATGTCTATGGATCAGACCATTAAAACAGCATCACAGTACGCTGATGAGGCTATTAAATTTACTGCTCGGTAAACTAATTTGATTATTAAGGCATTTTCAATAAAAGTTTACCGTTCAGGTTATACAGATATAAGCTCACCTCGAAATACTACGTGATCCTCATCCCATACCTGACATAGTTCTGGAGGCAACATATTCCCATCGACATAGGTTAAAACTGCAAATCCTGACCTATGATTCTTGGGGTTGTCTTCAGAATACTCAAACTGGTTACCATCAACGTCACACAGCGTACCTGTATCTACACCGTATCTATCCCCACGATAATCAGACCAAGGCGTAACTTTAAGGCTATGTAAGTGGCCTGTGACTACACTGATACCAGCCTTCATCGTATTATTGTAAACAGCATGGATGCCATTATGATAACGATGCTTAATCATTGTGGTGTCATTGACCATAATGCTAGTTGAGAATCTCCAACGTGGGAAATGGTCAGTCAGGTTCATGCCTTCAACGCCTCGCCAAGTATCCCCTACCTGAGCCGCTAAACGGGCGTTAAAGCGCATATCGTGGTTACCCCATGTCCAGTTTAGGGAAGCGCCTTTTGCAGCCTTCTCAACCTCCTCTAGACGATCCTGACAGGCTTCTAGCTCCTGTTTTACTGTAGGCGTAGATCCCCATCCTGATACGGGATGACGGGAGATGCTAGCTCCGTCAAATACATCGCCATTCATAACAACCATCTTTGGTTTTAGTTGCTTGATGATCTTTACGAATGCGCGGTGAGCAGTGCTGATAATGCCGGGCCAGTAATGACAGTCAGACCCTACGATAATAATGCCATTCTGTAACTCTACATTGACCCTGATATTATTCTCTGGATACGTAACCTTAAAGTCTGGGCTATTCTTTGCTATGCCTTTGAGAATAATCCCATTATCTTTTTCAATACGTCTGCGCCTTATATGAACATTTCTTTCAGAGATTTTTAATATTTTTGATATTTCTGTTGCTGATCCGTGTTTATTCCACAAAGCAATGAATTCTTGCTCTGTGCAAGATGGTTTTCGCATGATCCCCTCTAATTTGTAAAACGATGGAATTCTCCGCACCAGTCATCCCTTGCTACTACCGGGAAGGTGCTATCAAAATCGCTATCGCCCATGTTGATTAGGACTGGAGGATAGCGTCTGCATAGCCCAAGGTCTTCTTTAGGCTCAATGTCAAAGAATGAGCAAGACTGACAAGCTGGCATACAGTCTTCAGGTATTTTCTTAGCCATTAGGGTTTATTACTTTTATACTCAGGTTCAGCAGCCAACAATTGAAATGAATCAACCGACCAAGTTCCATTCCTGCCATCTTCAAAGACTACTAGAATTGCGTTACTTCTTCGTGTCCAACAAAACCGAGCATAAGATTCAGTCCCAAAGGCATAGCCATCGTTCATTCCTCTAGCGCCACAATACTGGTCTCTAGTCGTAATTACCGTCCAACCACCTGCATTGTTCTGGAAACCTGCTGCTTCTTCTGCAAAACTATAACAACTAATTAGCGATAAGACAACGGCAAGTTTCTTCATGCTAGCCTCCTAAATAAATGGCTCTTTCATCATTACGCCTCTTTACAAGGCCGGGTAATACCTTTCCACCACCTTTTGTGTACTTTAGGAACTCTTGAGCAGCACCTTCGTAATCGCCTCGATTATGCTTCTGCCTTAGCGTACTTCTCTGCAAAGCACCTAGTCCTACATTAAAGGAAAAGCTGACCAGCGCATCCAACTGGCCTTGACTAGCAACAACAGGACAATACTTGGATACGCCTCGTACAAACCGAGCAAGATCGGCCTTAAGAATTTCATCGACTTCCTCTTTAGAGAAAATACGGAAATGCTCTATCTTTAACGGGAATTTCATCCGTTCAGCCATAGTCAACTTACCCTGCTCTGGGTACAGAACATGACCTACGCCAATAGTCCACAAAGCAGCAGGACAGCGGTAAGGCTTATTCCTTACGCCCTCATGATGCTTAATCATCTTTAAGGCTTTGTCACTAATCATTTGCCAAAAGCCCGACCGCCAAAGTGGAACGCTATGATAGAAGCAAACAGAGCCTGAGTCTCATCATCCCAGAGCTGATCTGCCATCTCTTTAAACGATACGCCAGCCTCAAAGCCCTTGTAAGCCAGAACCGCATCCAAAGCACACAGCAGGAAAAAGAAGCCATAAGTAATCACAGGACGTACCGAAGCACGTAGATTCTTCATCCACTGGCTAGTACCCTCACTGAGCTTCATATCGTGAGCATAAATAGCCTGTAATTCAGCCTGTTGAGCACCGATTAGAGCCACTTTCTCATCAGAGGCAGACTGTACCTTTATCTCGTCTAGCTTGACTTCCTCGATACGCTGTTGAGCCGCATAGCCTTCTTTAGCCAGAGCTAACTCACGCTCAATCTGGACTTTAGCCAGCTCTAGTTCGTGTTTCTTGTCTGACTTATCCTGAAAGAAGTCGAGTATCTTTGGCAAGCCGCCAATTAAAAACGATGTAAAAGTCGATAACAGAGTAAGCATCAATCCCCCAAAGTAAACATCCAAACAATACCAATTATTATCAGTATAGAAACTATGCCACCTAGTGCTATAGCAAACATATCTTGTATAAATTGAACCTTCTTAGCTTTCTCTCGTCTAGCAGCCATCTCCAAAGCCTTAAGATGCAGCCTATGGTCTACTTCTCTTTGCCGACGATCTGCCCTAAGTTTCTCTAGCCGACCCATGAACTCGTCATACAGACCGGGCTCCTGAAACTGGTAGATAAACATCTCTTTAAGGTCTTTGTAGAACTGCTTTAGCTGCCTCTCAGCGACCATCATCTCAATGACTATCTCGTAGTCACTGCGAGTGTCTTCATGGCCTTCTGGTGGGTTCTCTTGGAGTTCTTTAGCGTGTGCTATGCCTTCTTCTGCCTTGCCAGCAGACGAAAAAAAACTGGTAAGCGCTCCTAATGATTCATGAGCAGACTTACCAGCCTCAGCGCACTCTCTGATCTCGTCAAACGCTTCTTTAGCAACATCAAAAGCAGCCTTAGCCCCTTTGATGACCATCAGGGCTGTAGCTACTTCTATCATTTAGGCAATGTACCGTTACCAGCCATCCAGAACAATAGACCTAATGCACCAGCACCTACGATCCAGAATATCTTTTTAACGACAGAGCGACCAACTTCCTCGTAAATCTTCTTGAAAGCTACTTCTGCGGCACGTTCCGCTATAGCTTCAATCTGGTCATCAGAGAGAGGCACTTTTTCCATGATTAGGCCTTCATAATATAAGCAAGAGCGTAGTACGGAGGCAGATTAGCGTTAGTTGCACTAGAACCGGTTGAGTTCGTTGTATGACTGTGAGAGCCGTTAGAGTTAGTTAAACCAATGGACGCAACACCGCCAGTACCGTCCAATATATAACTCTCAGAACTTCCATCCCAAGCATTTGAGCTAACGTAATTGCTATTTGTTACAGTAGTGTTTGGGTATGCTTTCCCGGTATTACCGTCATTAGCAGCTACAAAGTGAGTATGACTACCTTGACTATCAGTTGTATGAGTATGGCTTACAACAATAGCGTCAGCAGAACCGCCTGTACCAGCAACAGAGTATGTACTACCAGCACCAACGATAAACCGATTTCGTAAGTCTGGAGTGCTGTTATTACCATCGCAAATATACCAACCGCTAGGGATAGTGGCTACAGAGCCAGACCACATGACGATAACGCCACTAGGAATAATATCCCGTACAAACGCAGTCGTAGCAAACTTAGTGCTATCGTCAGATACGCTGGCAGTTGTACCAGTAGCAGTACCAGTAACGGTTAAGTTACCGCCTACCGTAAAGTTATCGCCATCAGTACCAGACTGCATATCCTTTAGCTGTGCCATAAGCTCACGGATAGCATTGTTAATGCCACTAGGAGCACATCCTTCAGCGATATTAATACCACCTATGTCAGTGTTATTAGCCGCTGTTGCGCTGTATTCGCTAACCTTGTTCTTTGCCATTATTTCACCTTATCTGTCTTTAATTTGACCAGATTGATATAAAAGAGAATAAGTCCTAGGATCAAATGCCATAGGAATTTTTGTAGCAGTTTCAGCACCCCTACCAAGCAATCCTAACCCATAAGCAGTTTCACCAACTACCCTAGGAGATGATACGGCAAGCGAACCAATAGCAGCAGGTAAGCCACCTAAAGAAAACGCGCCTAAGCTAGTCGGAAGTGACAAAGATCTTTGAATTCCTCTAGGCGTAAAGTCACTCAAAGTTTGACCTGCCAACGCAGAAGTAATATCTGTTCCTGACTGATTTAAAACATTAAGCAAATCTGCTCTTTGACCGTAATTTGTATTTACGTTATTGCGCATTATTGACTGCAATTTACGCAATCCAGTATCAACAGAAGCCTTTTTACCTAAACTCAAAGACCTTTCAATTTCTTTAATAAGCTCAGATGCTTCTGCATAATCCTTCATTACCTTTGAATAGGTTGGAGCTTGGGTTGAAATTTGTGATTTAATGGAACTATAAACATCACCAACAGCAGACCTAGCTGTTTTTTCTTCAAAAGGTATTGTTTCTAGTACATCACCAACTCTTTGCTTTAAGGCATCTATACCCTCTGGAGTATGATATTCAGCAGGATCAAGTTTTTTCCAATCGTTAATTATTTTTTGTACTTCATTAAGTTTTTCTGCTGCTCTAACATTCTTAACTTGGCCTTTGTATGATGTCTTGTTTGCAGCGTCTGCTAATGATTGATCTATCCCGGCAAAATCTAAAACTGTCTTATCGTTCTTAATATCAACCATGCCAGATCTATACTGCTGTTGCTTTGCAGTATTCATGTTTGCAAGGTTTTGTCTTGCATCATTAAGAACATCAGAAAATGGTACAGAACCGCTTATATTTTCCCTAAACTGTTGTGCTTTGCCGCCACCTTCTCTACCAGATCTATAAGCCTCTTTAATAGCCTCAGAACCAACGCCAGTAGTAGCGCCTAATGTTGGGGCTATCAACCCTCCAACTTTCTTAGTAGTGCCAACAACAGCTTTAGCGGTTAATGAGACAGGATCAACAAAAGATGCAACTTTTGCGAGTTTAGGGGCTACTGTTGAGCCACCCGTAAGAATTGTAGAAACATCAGCTAGAAAACCAGCCGGATCGTTGGCAATAGTTCTTTTGGCATTCTCTATGCCGCCATATCTTTCTACATAAGCCTGACCAACTTTATTTGCAGCCTCGCGTGAGGCTTTATCCTCGCCAACAACCTTAACCAGCGATTCAGGCAAAATGTTCTGTAATCCACCAGCAGCAACGTCAAGAATCGCCCTACCTGTTTGCAATGGGCTAGTAACTGCTTCCTTAATAGAACTAAAAACATTACCTAATGACGATGGGAAGTTTTGAATTGCTCTTGGTATAACTTCAGACGTAGGAACGTATGACTGCTGCCTAGAATATTCTTCTAAGCCAGCAGTAGATACCTTATCTAATTGACCTGCATTAATATATTCAAGGTCTTTTGTAGAAATTTTGGACAAATCCATTATGGCTTCCTTCCTTTTCTACT